CAACACCCACAGCACTGCCATCAGTATTTAGTGATGTTAATCCATGACCAACATTGGAATTACTTACAATAAAGAAGTCTCCGACATTTAATCCAGATGTAACAATACCACTATTAGCACCTGAACCTGATGCTCCTTGTGTAAATTCAGATTTTCTCAAGAATGAATCAGATGGAATTACTAAATCAAATACTAATCCAGTAACAGCAACCCCAGCTAATGAGGTTGTTCCAATACCTGTTATGATTCCATGGTCTCCAGAGTATGATATGACTGTGTTCTTCTCCTCAAGAACAGGATCAGCACCGATAAGAACTACTGGTGGATTTGCATCACTATATTCTGTTCCAGCGGTTGAAACAGTTATACTTGTGACGACACCATTTGTAATAGATGCAGTTGCCTCTGCACGAGCAGTTGTCCCAAGTCCAACAGGATTTTGAATAGTAACAGTTGGAGCACTATCATACCCTCTACCACCAGTCGAGATTGCAACAGAAGATATTGTTCCTGCAGCAGATACAATCGCAGTTGCAGCAGCTGCCAATCTTTCTACATTATTAACAATGACTATGTTTTTCTGGAATTCAGTTGAAACGTTATTTTCATTTTTTGCATTAAAGAATGGTCTAACCCCAGTAACAAATGCTAAAGTTGTACCCACACCAACTGTTTGTATCAGATTTGTGGTTGGGAAAAGATTACCCTTATATAAATCTCTATCTTTATGAACAATTTTTCCTTCAACAATTTTATCTTCGATTTGTTTTGTCCAAACAACTGGTCTGTATACTCTTGTATCTTCAAAAACACCGGGGCCATTATATGTGTTTGTATCTACAGAATTTGATGATGTTATTTCAATTACACTTCTAGAGTCCTCTTGAAGGAAACTTTGTTGATTTAACGATCTTGCATAACCAAGGGTAAGATCATCACCAACTTTGACAGTCTCAATAACATCTCTATCAATAACGTCAGCACCACCTGTTCCTCTGTAGAATAATATTTTAAGTGTGTCTCCAAACTTAGGTGCTTCATCAAAGGTAATATTACTACCACCGAGGAATGTATAAGACTCTCCGGGTATTTGTAGTATATCATTTACAAATACAAACAAAGTATCCTGAACTGTAACTGGTGATCCGGGTTTTGCCTGAATTGATAATGAGTCTCCAGCAACAGTAAGTGGGAATGTTCTTCTCGATCCATCAAAAAGATTTTGGAAAGTATCCAACACCTGTAGTTGACCAACAGACCAACCACTAAATTGATCACTTGCTACATCATTAACTGTAATTCTGAATTCTTGATTGTCAACAAAATTAGGTGTTGTTGGAATACCAGCCGATCCTGTGAGAGGTAACGTTAGTATTTCACTAATACCATATCCATATCCGGTATTTGTAATCTTAAAGTCCATTACTGTTGAACCTTGACTCACAATAACATCAGCTCTTGCTTCAGAACCAGCAAATCCGGGAGATGTTGTGCTATGAATCAATTGCATATCGCTATATGATAGAGGATCATCAATAACAATCTTAGTCAATTGATCAACTCTACCACCTCTTGCATAAAGGTGAGCTCTTGTTGATATTCCACTGTTGATTTCAAACTCAGTTGCACTGAGAACTCTTATTACTGATGCACCATCAAATGCTACATCTTGACCACTAGGTGAATTATTATTTGCTCTAGGTGCGATTATTGCTGGTTGTATAAATCCACCAGAAACATATTGAGTGGGCACAGTGGATATACCAGCGTTAATTGTAAATTGAGTTGCACTCGCAACACCAACCACCGGTGTGCCATCAAATATAGGATCACCTTCTCTTGGATATTTGTGTTGAGTTGCATAGTTGTTCTTAGAACATGTAAATCTTAATGATTCTTTCTTCAGTTTGATGCTTCTTCCGGGTAGTAATGTATGTGCACCTATGGTGAGCACTAATACACCTGTATCAGCAGCGTACGTCGCGTCAGACACATCATAGAAGTTAAGTTCGGATTTACCAACATTAATAGTAATAGTGTTAGTGGTTACAGCAGTGATGGCGGTTTGAATACCAGCTATTGGATCAGTTGGTCTAGGGTATGGATGATCACTTCCGTAATGATCCATCTCACAAGAGAATACGATTGAACTCGTGCCGATACCAACAGTGTCATTTGTAGATAGACCATGACTTGGTATCGATATTACAAATACTCCAGTGGATGCATTATAAGTCGCATTTGTTGGTGTAAATTGAGTCCCAACACCTGTTGTTACTGCGTTTGGAAGTGCGTATCGGAATGTATGAGAATAATCACCACCTTGTATTACGGCACTACTTGCAGCACCTATAAATCTGTGAGTATATTGTTGACCTATAGGAGATTTAGATACATCTAAAGTTATAGTTGTTGCTGTTGTTGATGCAACTGATATTGCAGTATCAAAGAAACGATCTCTGTTTCTTGGGTAGATATGATTTACTGTAGCACCAAGTCCACATGTAAACGCCAAACCAGTTAATATTACATCACTACTCTTACCAGTTGTAGATAATCCATGAGCAGCAAGTGTAGTAACTGTCATGATGCCAGTTGTATTATCATAGTTTGCACTTTGAACTCCAACAGCTGGGGCGTAATCACAAGTAAATGCAATACCAGATACCACTACTTCATTACCAACAGATAAATTATGTGCAAATGCAGTGGTTATAGTTGTTATACCAGTAATTGAAGAATAACCAACATTGTAGATATCCCTTGGTTTGTAGAAGAATTGTGGATTAGTAATATCAACGCTTGTTACATGACCACCACTAACGTTAGCAAGACCAATAGTTGTGATACCAGATTGATCAAATCCCTCAGTTTGTAAACCTACAGATACAGTTTGTATACCTGATCTATAACCAGAACCTGTATTACCTATACTTACACTATTGATTGTTCCTGCTAGTGATACCACAGCAGTTCCACCAGCTGAAACTAATGGTTGATATCCAAATCCACTTGTTGATGCCACAGATATAATTACACCACCAACAGGTATACCAGCAGTATTAACATCTCTTGCCACAGAGCTAGCAGCACCAGTCCATGTTAATGTGGTTCCAGAACCCACAGTATCTAATGTAAAGTCGCCATTTGACCCCGGTGCTTGTAATATACCGTTAATAAGAATCAAAGCATTGTTTGTCGAAATTCCTGTTTTTTGTGCTTTGTCTACAGTCAGTGCGTATTCTCTACTTCTACCATTGAAGTCTGATGTTAAATCGTCATAAAGATGGTTAGTAGAGTATGTTTCTGATGTACCGTTTACAATACCTGATCGAGTGAAAACTCTTCCTTGGAAACTTGAGGAAGTTGTGATACCTACAAAGTCTCTTGAATCTGGAGGATTAGTTGTGGATCCTATAGGATTCTTTCCCGGAGGTGCCTCTGAGAATGTTATTTCATTTTCAACAATATTATAATTTCCTCTTATCTTTTCAACTAAGGATCCTGTTGGGAATCCAGATATAGATGTTCCTAATCTCTGTCTCCTTACTTTGATACCATTAGTTGTGCCAATTCCAACAGATAATATCTTCATTACTTCACTTGTATTTCCACTACTTACACGAATATTGTCAGCACCAAAGAATGAGGTGATACCTGAGAAGTGTATGACATCCTGAGATTTGTCAATCGATCTATCAAGAGTTGTTGTTACAGATGTTCCAGCGATTGGTGATTGTAGATAATTATCAATTGCAACTAATACTCTTGTATTTGCATTCTTTGATGTAAATGAGTGAGATGTTCCAATACCAACATGAGTAAGATCAAGAGGAACTGCAACCTCTTTTAAAGCATCTTGAGCAGTTCTTGCCAACTGAATTTTATCCTCACCTTTTTTAATTACAAAAAGTGATGATGGTAATAATGTGGTTGTTATCCCTAGAGAGGGGAATGATGTTGAAGCTATACCAATCGCAGATGAAACTCCAGTTCTTCGATCTGTATGTGCGTATGATACTTCTTCACCACTTACAAAGAAATGATTTGGTAATGTAATTGTATTCGCAGTAACATTAACAACTTCAGATGCTGATCCATCATAAGGTTTTTTAAATATTGGATCACCATTATGTTCAAGCGCGAACTTAGTTTTTATCGCAGATTGTGTTCCTTCATAATTTGCAAATCCACTTTCCATTGACGCATTTTGCAAATCTTTAACAGCCTCACCACCAACTTCCCTAGTTGCACCTGATGGTAATAATTCGGTGTTTTCTTCAACTCTTAAAGAGTTAAGGAAGGTTGTAATTGAAACTCCAATACCTGCGTTTGGCACAAAAGTTATCTCAGTAACATTATCTGATGTTCTTCTACCACTTATGGTTCCAAGGCCAGCAAACGCTGTTCCTACTTTAACATTTCCAAATTCAGTAAGATAAACGTTATCATCATCTGTATAATCATCAATTATTATAACTTCTGCTAATTCATAACTTCCGTTTAACTTATCAGCAATCTGAACAATACAATAAGCAGCATCATAAGCATCACCGTAACTAGCAATACCGACTGCTACCGGTGTAGATGAAGAAGAGATACCTGTGCTTTGCGCGGACATCTCTGCATATGCCATGTCATATGATCCAATTCCAATATATCCCTCAGTCGCAATACCGATTGCGGTCGCGTTTATAAATGCAGTCGTTAATCCTGCATCCGGTGTATATCTAACAACAAGGTCATTTCCAACCATTAGTGGGAAGAAAGTTCCTATGTTACCCGTCGATGAGTACGCATCACTTGAGTGAATTGTTAATTGTCCATATTCTTGGAATCCAACATTTGTGCCGTCATGTATTATACTTACTTGATCATATTCAACACTCCCATCACTGCCCTCTACACTTACAAATAATTTTGCTGATCTATGTCCAGAGACCGTTGTTCCTATGCCAGCTAGTGTAAATACAGTGCCAGCAGCACCACCAGCAACTGAAACACAAGTTGATTGAATACTTACTAATGATCCGTTTAATCCTTCAGATGTAGATGGGTCAAATGGTTCAGCAGGAATAGATGTGGTCGCTGTTGCAACATTTGTTGTAGAGACTCCAAGTTGATTAGTGTCAATTTGATATGACCATAACACAACATTGTAATCATTAATCCTAAATTTATTTGGGAAGAATCTCAATACTGATTCAACACCTTCAATAACGAAATCAAAAGACCCAAGATCTAAGGTTGTCTCAACAGATCCATATTGATTCATCATTGTCAAACCACGACCTGTATCATGCAATGTATTAATAATCAATATTTGCCTTTCACCAGTGAATAATCTATCTTGGATGTAAGCTACAAAGAATTGTGCTCTACCATCAGATAATCTGTTCCTATAAACATCAGCGAAAGGTGTTGACCTTGCGTTATTATTAAACAAGTTACTAAAGTCATCAATCGTAACAACTCTGTTTGATACAGACTCGGAAAAATCAGTTAATATTCTTGATTTGAAATTAAATTCATCAGAGAATGGTTTTTCAAATCCTTCAACATAATTTTCTGATACTAAATCAAAATCGTTAAATGATTGAAGATTTTCAACACTAATAAGATCGACTAATTTAGTTACAATACTATCCGGACGAACTATTAAATCATCAAATCTTTCCGTTGGTAATTGTGATTCAACTTGTAAGTTACCAAACTTTTTAAATCCAGCTGTATGACCTAAAGACCCAACAATATCCTTCCACTCATCGTATTGAACTCTTGATTTTACGGAATAAGAAAAGGCATGATAAAAGTCATTATCATGAACTCTTTGTATTTCATCATTTAGGAACCCAGTGTTAGTTTGCCAACCATTATCAACAACAGCAAAATAATTAAGATTATATTTTGATTCATATTTTATTTTTTCTGTTATCCTACCCTTTGCACCAGTAGGAGCTGAATATTCATTATCATTTTTTCTTTCTCCTTTAAATTTTGTTTGCTCAATAATCTGACCAATTTCAAATTCTCTGTTACTTTCAATTGTGATATATTTACTAGAATTATTCCAATCAGAAACATTTCCCTTAACTGTTGTTCCAGAACTATCAACCATTTGAATAGCATCATCAATTCTAAAGTCAGTTGGTTGCAATTTTATATCAAACTGAGGGAAGTATTTTTCTGGAACTAAGGTTGCGTTCGACTTCACTGAGTTGAATATACCGGGAAATTCAATATTTTTTTCTAAAAATTCAGACATGCTGTAAGTTACAATTCCAACACCACCATAATTCGGATGAACTTTTGTCAGTGTGAATAATGCATAATCATAATCTGATGAATTATATCCAGAAGCTGTAGAACCTACTCCAACACTCACATTTTCGACAAGAACTTTATCACCCACGCTAAATGGGAAAGGATCAATATATTCACCAATAGCGTTCAAAGTTCCGCTAAAAGTATTTTTCATAGTGACTGTTACTTCTTGAGTATCATTATCATAAGTAACATTTTTAGCCCTAATTCCATTTGAATTACCCACTGGAATAATTGTAGGAGTAGATTCATTTAATGATTCTGTATTTTCTAATATTTCAACTATTTCTTCTTCAGGTCTATATCTCAAATCAATATCTGTAACTGGTTTTTTAGTAACACCGTCTATAACAACTAAACTTGGATTCTGATTATAACCTTTTCCAAAGGATGTGATTCCTATTGATTTGAATCCACTCAATGGACTTATTCTTAAAACTTGTGGGAATAAGGCCTCAGGTCTTAATGTTGTATCGGAAGGATAATCAAAACCGATATTTTCTAAAGATATTTTTGTTGGTTTACCAATTGTAGAAGAGAAAGTTTGAACAACTGCACCACTACCTAAATCAGAGGTAATTGTTGTTATTCCGGGAACAATTTGATACCCACCACCAGATTCAGTAATTGTTATTTCATCAATAGATCCGTAAGCACTGGTAGATATTGTTGAGTATCTTAGAGTCGATGTCGTTGGTGAGTATGAGTCCGATTCAGGTGCGATTGGTAAATCATATGTGAATGTTGTAGATCCAGTAGAAACTATATTAAATCTGCCACTATAAAGACTTTCTTTTGTTGTAATATTATTGTTTAATAAAACTTCATCATCGACAGTTATTTCTTTATTTTCTGTTAAATTATCGGATGTGTTTACTGGTGATAATTTATAGTATAAATTTTTTGGAGTATTTGCATCAATTTTCAAAGTTACTTTTGCATCACCAGTGACACCAAGTGTTCCAGTTCTAGTAACATCAAAAGAAGCTGTGATACCGCTTGTTTCATAAATTTCATTAAATTTTTGATCTTTGTAAAAATCGAAATAGAAAGCAGGGTAAGATGTGGCACTTTGTGTGTATGATAATGATGCATCACTTAAATCAAAGATAGCGTTAGATCCATTGTAAAATACGAAAGGAGGATTGATAGGAGAAATTGTTCCATCTCCAGTGGAGGATATCCCAACAAACTCTGGGAAATCTTGAGATAGTTGATATTTACTGTCAACAAATTTTAAAGTATTTGAGTCTACGACATAAACATAATATTCTTTATTATTATCTAAACCAATTGGACTATCTGATGTATGAATAACTTTTGTTCCTGTTGTTAATTTATGATCATCAATGTTTATTGAATCTCTAATACCACCAGTGGCAGCCCCTGTTGTGATTCCTGCTGCAACATAATCTAATGGATTGAAAACTGCTTTACGACGAACTTTGTTATACTTAACTGTTATTGTTGTATTGATTCCGGTATTAACATCTACAAATACAGAATCATTATTTGTTAATCCGTGAGTTCCTGTTCCAACAATAGTTACAACATTTCGAGTAATTGATCCGTTTACAACATCCTTTCCTTTAAATCTTAAACTATGAATAGATCCGACACCCACATCTATAAACTGTATTTCCTCATAATTTGGCCTTGTTGATGTTCCAATATCACCTGCTGTGATTCCAATTCCAAATCTTACACCAGTTGATCCCAATCCAACTTTAACAGTTGATAATCCAATCAAGTCATCTGTTTTTCTTATGACAAATAATGAGGTACCAATACCAACTGTTGAATCAACTGTAGGTGTTGCGCTAAAGAATTTAACTTTTGGTGCTACTTCTGATCCATTCACACCATTTAATTCATAATTAACAACGTCACCAGTTTTTAATCCATGTTTAGGAAGGAAGATTGATCCTCTTGGAATCAACCTAGTGCTAGGCCCTGCTCCGGGATTATTAATTGTGATTGTTACACCTATACCAGTCTCATTGTCGGGATTTGAATGAGATGTTCCAATTGAATTTGATGGGTTAAAGAATATTTCTCTGTCTTCACTAACTGGGAAACTTGTTTCAATACCAGAGGAAAACGTAAAGACTCTAGGAATCTCTTCAAGAATGGTTGATTGAGTATGAGATACTCCAACTGCTTCAACTGGTCTCAATACTCTAATTCGAGAAGAGAGAGTGTCAACTTCTAATACTTTAACAGTTTCTGTTGAAAGACCTACTTTAAATCTATCGTTAGGTCTAATACCTTCTATGTTACCCTCAACATTGAAGAATGTGACTATGCCTGTTGCACCAGCCGTTCCGATTCCCTGTGATAAAATAAGTCTTGTTGAACTTATTCCAATTTTGTATGATCCAACTAACTCCGATCTTGTTGTCGAAAGACCTCCAACATTTACAGTAACTCCATTCTGTAAATTTAAAGAAGTTGATGCGATACCAACAAATGTTTTTCCAAACTCCCTATAAAATTTAATTCCAGAAATACTTTCTTTCGATACACTTATACCTGATATTGAACCTTTTATTTTTGTGACTTTTGCTTGTGCATCAAACGAATTTGGAACATTTTGATCAAATACTACTCGATCATTTACTCGGTAGTTAACTCCACCAGATGTTATTCCTACAGAATTTACCCCACCTTTTGTTACAAAATCAATATTAGAGTCTTGTTTTACAAATTTATATGATTCTGTTAAATAATCATATCCACTAAAGTCCTTATTCATGGAAAGTGAATATGTATTTCTTATTGCGTTCGATTTATTGACATCAAAGTCAGTTTGATTAGAAATTCGACTAAAGTTAAATTTGTTAGGTCGTGAATTATACTTGTCACCTATTAAATAGGGGAACAATGGTTTTTTAAAATTTTTAAATATCCCATCTGAGGCTGATGTAGAATCAAAAGTAGCAAAATAAGCGTATGTCCCATTTGGATATTCTGGGGTGATACAAAATCTTCCATTATTTTCATCAAGAACTGAATCATCATTTGATACTTTAAAAGTAAAATCCTCTACAAAAAACTCTGGTGGAAATGCACTAACAGGAGGTCTATTATCTTTCTTACTTGCCTCCTCAACATATCCAGATTTAATTTGAACTATATCACCACCATCTCTTCTTGAATATGCATATGGGCCATAAATTGGATTTCCATCATACGCCCATCCTAAAATAGGTGAGTGTTGATCACTGTCACTTTCAACACCATTGATTATAGATAAATCTTTCTTACCAAAAAGGGTATTTCCATCCGCATCGTTTGCATATGATATTTTTCTTAAATTTCTTGGTGCATAAGCATATGAACATTGAAGTCCAAATAAACGATTTGTTGGTGTGCTTATGAAGACATCATCATCATTTAAATTTGATAAATTTTTTCTAAATTGATTGACTCTCCACTTTTGAAGAATTGGTTTGAATCCTGCGCCTTTACCAGAAGCATCAACCCTCACACTGGTTGAGGTAACACCATATCCAATACCACCACTTTCGATATTGACTGAAGTTATTGTTCCGGAAGAATTTATTTGAGGAGTGAGTTTTGCATCTGACCCTACACCTAATACCACTAAATCTGGTGGTGAATTATAATCAGTTCCACCATAACTTACACTTACATCAACAATTCTACCATTCGCTACCACAGGTGTAATAACAGCGTCTCTTCCAGTGTTTAAATTTATTTCGGGAACTCTGTTAAAGTTAAGTATTTCAGAGGAACCATAACTTACGCCGGTGTTTGTTAATTGTAGTGATGTTATTTCACCCCTAAAAATAGGCTGAACAGTTGCCTCAAATGTATTACCAGATATTGATGATACTCCAACTCTACCAATCACCTCTACAGATATTGGTGAATAGTTAAATGTATGAGTTCCAACTCCAACATTTCTTAACTCATTAAATTGTTTTGTTTTTAGATAAAAATTATTAACAGTTGTACCAACTCCAACGGCAGCGAGTTTAAATTGATTTTCATTGATAACCGAAACATAATATTCTTTGTCAGTTGACAATCCATCAATCGCTGTTCCGTTCACGGAATACTTTACAATTTCACCTGTTTTATAATCATGATTTTCTATATTGATTACACTTAAAGCAGTGCTTATACCAGTTGTTTCACATGATCTTGATTTATTTTCATAACCCGATCCACTATCCAAAACAACAATGGAACTTACGATAGCCTTACCATTTAAAGATTTGAATGACTGAACACCACTTCCAAAGTCCGTAAATGATATTGCATTAACTCCTGTAATCGCCTCATCATAACTTTTATGTAATTGAATAGTATATTCTGATACTGAAGATACATAATAAGTTGCCTGTGTTGCTAACCCAACAATAGGAATGCTCCCCAGAGGGTCGTATACGACTCTCTCACCGGGTCTAAATCGATGATAGGTAGTAAATCCTATTGAAGATGTATTAATTCCCGCAGCGTCTAATTTTATAGTTCCAAGACCAACACCATCACCATTAATAGTTAATTCATGAGGTATGACATTTAATTTTGCTGCAGCTTTTGCACCGGTGCCATTTCCACCTGTAATCTTTATGATTGGTTCTTCAACATAATCAAAACCGGAGTTTAGTATTCTTATCTCTTGAAGAGAACCTCTTATAGCAGCAGTTGCAGTCGCTCCGCTACCAACAGCATCATTTATAGCAATAACTGGTGGATTTATTACATCAAATCCCTCTCCACCTTTTACAACATTTACAGATTCTAAAATTCCAAAATAAACAAAGTCTTTTGATTTGTAATTTAATATTTCTACACCATCAACTAATATTCCAGTATATCCAGGCTTTGTCTCAACTTTTTCTGAATCATTTACTGGTGTTATCACTTCACGAACTAATTTTTGAGGTTCAATAACTTTCTCATGAAATTCATACTTTTCAACATCATTTGATGTTATTGTAACAGAATCAACTCCACCGTCAGGACTAACTTTAGTAAATATTTCACTGTAAATATCTGACTGACTTTTTGCAAACTTAACTATGTTTGCATCTACTCTTTTTACATAGTATAATCCTTCAGCAAATAATCTACTTATAATATACTCTTGTGTAATTATTTTACCCTCAGAATCAATTGTATTAACTGATCCTTTTTGAGGTGTATAATATACAGCATCCCCTGTAAAGTAATTGTGATCAACCTGATCAGATATTTTTATTTCTTCATCATTACGGTTATAAGTGCCACCAAAGGTTAATTTTTGAGTTTTAGGATTTAACTTAGAATTACCAGTGAAAGGTAATGATGATGATGTAACATAAACTTTATTCTGACCTTCAATTGGATCAATCGTATTATGAAAAAATGGAACATGTCTATCACCGACCATCATAGTCCCTTTTGTGGGATGTTCATGTGATGGGCCATAATATGGGACACCATTTACTGTCCCACCATCTGGTTTGATGTATATGTTTTGAATATTCGCAGTAAATTTGTTTAAATCTGGGTGAATGTCAGAATCTACCTTTGAAATCCTTCTACTTACTTTTGTAATTTTTCTTGGATCTGTAATTCCAGTCCCTGTTATTAAACATGTATTTTTATCAAAAACATCTGTGACAATGTATATTTTATTTGATGCTGGTTCAAAAGATGATGTAATTTTATCACCCCATTGTGTACCTTCTGCTAAAGTTTCATGAGTTGTAATTTGATCACCGATACGAAGGATATTAATATCTTGAGTAACTAATTTGTATGTGTTATTTACTGAATCAACAATTTCTAAAGATTTTACAACATAACTTTGAGCTGTATTGAATAACCAATTATTTTCTTTAACATTATTTCCTATTTTACCTAAATTTTTTATTTTTATTTTTGAATCAATCGATTGATTATTAACATTTGGTGGAATAATAAAATTATTAAGAACTCCTCGTATTTTTACTCTGATTCCTTGATCATCAGATCCATCTGAAGCGTACGCAAAGGTATTCTGATCAATCGCAGTATTGTCGGATATGATTGCTGCAATTCCAGTTGTGTTAATGCCTAAAAACTGATTTGTTGTTTTATCAGAATACGTGCAAACACCAGAAGTCCCATTTTGATATAAAAATGATAAAGTTCCAGAATTAGGAAATCCGAGAGTAGAATCAACATCAATAAAAGTTTGAGCAATGCCAACTTGTCCGATTATTTTTGTTTTGGCATGATTTGAAAATTCACCGTAAATTAAATTTGTAGATCCACCGGTGGCTTGTGATGCATCAAGACTTAACTTAAAATAATCCTCAGTTGCAATACCTACAGAGATTTTTTCAACAGATGCAACTGGAGCATACGCTTTTGATATATTTTCAAATTCATTTTGATACAAAGTGCGATTAACAAGTTTCTCTGGATCACCATCTAATATTTCTACGACTATATCTCTTGATTTTAGATAATTTGCATTAGATGGGGATATTACATCATCAATAGGACGAAGTATATCAACTTTTTCTCCATATAAAGCTCCAAATAGTATATTAAATGACTCATCAGTTCCTCTTGTAGAGTAAAAGTCTTTTGCTTGACGGATGAATTGTGATTTATTAACTTTTTCGTTTAAATCTTTTTGAAAACCGTGTAAAAATTGGTTTTTTGCCTTTTTTAAAAATTCATCAAGAAATAAAACACTTAAATTTTCAACAACAGTGTCATTTTCATGATTTTGAGCAGTTGAAGTTGAAAAAACAAGATTTTCTGGATCTGAGGGATTACGAAATGATGTAATTCCACTAAAACCTCTTTTACAATTAACAAAACTTATATCTGTCTTACTTTCATATGTTATTATCTCATCATTTATCTTTATAAGTCCGTAATTATCAGGAAATCCTGTTGTATTCGATACAAAAATAGTTGAGGTTGATATTCCAGCAGCTGCAGTCGTATTTGTTGATTTTATTAAACTTCCACATTCACTTAATTTGATATAAGAGTCAATGTTTTGAATTAAATCTACCGGCCCACCTTTATACTCCTGTCCTTGATAATATTGAGACAGAAAACTGCCAACCAAAGGAAAATCCTCTTGCACATAAGAGGGTAATTGGTTTTTAACTATCTGATTTAACTTAACTCTCTTTTCAGACATCTGTTATCTTATGATGTTTCCATTTTTGTAACTTGTTGTTACAGTATATGTTGATCCTGATGGATCAGCACCAGAACTGATCTCATCTACAACCATGTCAACAAAACTACTGTCTAATTGTAAGTAAAGATCTTGCAATCCAATAATATCGTTTGATTCGGGAGTGGCTGATATCTCCAAAATGTCAACATTGTCTTTTGTTTTACCTGATACTATATTTATGGGGTCTAAAGTGATGCGTCCTTTCTTATAATCGATTACACCAATATTTCTTCTCTGAATAACTGGTGTTGATGATCCCTCATCTAAGGAGAATAATGATATTTGACCTTTTTCACCAGTTGAGTCTGGTATGTCATACAAATATACATCAGTATTGATATTTGATACTTTAAAAGCACTTGATCGAATGTTAAATCCATTCATAGATTGAATGTGAAACTCATTTCCAAAGTCGATTGCATATTCTGCAACCTCAGAGACGGCCAATCGAAGATCTCTTCTCATTTCAACAGTTGTAATATTAGATGTTACTGATTCGTGACTTGAATCAATGACTTTTAAAAAGCGACTATACTTAAATCTTGCCCCATACTTGTTTAGTTCAGATGATTCTGCGTATGCAGTCAAATCTCGCTGCACTTTTGTTGAAACAAATGACGCACTTGGTGCCAAATTAGTGTTATAATACACTTTACTGCTAGTTTCAATAAACAAATACTTCAAATCAAGTATTTCTGGTACAATTCCAGCGACTGCATATCTTTTTAAGTCCCTTTTTATATTTTGTTTGATAAGATTTGGAACAAAATCACCATTTCTTGGTTTTATGCTTATAAAAACTTTCCCATACTGTGGAGGAACAAGATCCTCACCACCAAATACTGATATTGACTCTGTTTCTGGATAAATTTTATTTGGAATTAAGATTTCATAGTCATTTGCACTTAAAGCTCTGTTCTGAGTTGCATAAATTTGAGGTGCAAACTTACGGATTGAATCTACACTCTCAATACTTTCACCACCACTTGATGGTAAAGGTGTTGTAATCAAAGAAATACCATCAGTGACAAAAATTTCAACAGAATTTCTCACATATGATACACTTCCAGAAAATGTAAAGCTGTTAACACCATTTCCATCAGACCCATTTGTTACAATGTAAGTCATTTCGACAATATTTCCATCTTGAAGTTCTTTTCCAAAGATTCCATCACCAAAAATTACTTCATATTGCTCTCCTTCAACCTCTTGAATAAAATAAATGTTGGAATCCTTCGTAATTGTTGATTTTGTGACATTATCAAACAGCTCAT